TGTAATGTATCAACCCGTTGGTTTTTAGGTCAAAACAGGTCTAAAAAGTCGCACGGACGAGGGTATAAAACGGTTTTAAAGAACCATATCAATACACTCAAACTCATCTTCTTTTTGCGAGATTGTGATTAATGTACCATTAGATATATTTACTTCTGCAAAATCATAGGTTAGAAAACGACAGTCTGGTGTAATTTCAAAGATTGGTTGGAGTTTATTATCACGTTCTAAATAGAGATTCATAATTCTGCCATCTCTATCAACCTCAACATTTCCGATGTATGTCTTACCGTTTCTTGAAATCGCTTCTCTTACCTGAATATCATCATCATTTTGGTTATACAGTTCCTTATAGTACATATCAGACTTCTTCTTATAGGCTAATTCTTGTTCGTTTTCAAATTCATAGAACCGAACCTCTTGCTCTAAATAAGATATCCTCTCGTCTGTTTTTAGACTCTCTTCAAACATTGTGATAACCAACTGGTCTGCCTTTTTGGTTCTGTTGTTTTCAAGTTTGTCAATTAGGTCGTAGGATTCACGATTTAATACTTTTAATCGTGAAATCTCTTCTTTTAGTTCTTTAATCTTTTCTGTATTGCTTTCCAACTCGCTCTTATAGGCATTAGAAGGCCTGTAAGTCTTATAATAGTGAGTTGTAGTATTTTCTGCACGAAAGGTCTTGGAGGCCTCTCCAAACGCTCTATACTGTTCAAGTAAGACCATTGCTTTGGCCTCTCGTTGATTATCTGCTTGTTGGGTATACACTAAATCATTTACTCTGTTACCCTGCTCGACCGATGAAAAATGGCAACCATACTTACACGGTCTAATAAACGCTATACATCTTTTAACTTCTCCATTATCTGTGATGTGATATTTCATACTATCACCCCTTTGCTAATATATCAAAAAAGCACCCCTGTTTATTAGGAGTGCCTGTTATGTTATTTACTTGGCTAAAAGAGCGTCTAACTTCTCTTCAATCGCAACCAACTTATCATAAATATCTTCATTAGAACGGCGTGTGAAAGGAACTAATTGACCACTGATTAATCGAACTTCTTGACGTGGTGCAGATGGTGCTGGGTTACATACACTACGTAATGCCTGTGTCATAACACTTTCAGTATTAGGAATAGCCTCAAGCACTTCGTCAGAATAATCATCAACCTCGTACTCTAAGTCCTCGAAGGCACTGTCATCATCGGCGCCTTCGTCTGAACCTTTAGTACCTGTTGCTGGCATAACGTAAACTGTTTCACCTTCGACCTGCATTGTGTAACCGTCTAAGTTGATGGACATTGCCTGGAGAACTTGACCTGCTGTCATTTCTGCTGGGACCTCAAAACGTTCGCCTTGGAAGTTGATGTAACGTGCGTTGTCAATGTTTGTTGTTGTTAATGTCTGTGTCATGTTTTTCACCTCTAAATTTTATCTTTCTTTTTACATGTTTTATTTTACTATTGTTTTTGTAACTTGTCAACACTTTTATTTGTTTTTATTTATTTGTTTTTTATTGTTGTTCTGTTGACGTTATTATCTTACTATTTTTAGTTTTACTTGTCAACACTCTTTTCAACTAAATTGATAATAATTTTAACAGTATTACGCTCAACTCGTAGAAAATACGTAGATGTACCTAACGTATCAAGAATTACTTGATTATAGAATGTTAGGAATCTATCTAACTGATTTGCTTTTTTGAGTTCTTGTAGGCTAAATGTTAATGTGATGACCGACTCATCATCATAACTAATGTATTCAGCAGAAAATGTCGAAACACAATCTCTATTAATATCTTCAATCTCTAAAAACTCTAATACAGCGTTTAGGTAATCTTCATTATAGTTGTTATATATCTTGAAACCACCGTTATCAAGGGCGTATTCCATCTGGCTTTCATCAGGTCTAAGATAAGCATGAAGGAAATACTTACTGAAATCTAATGGCATTACAGGTACTGATATTTCTGCCATGTCTGGAATATTTGCACCATTTTCTCGTAAAAAATGAATAAATTGCTTTTTAACGACCTCTGACATTCCTAAGTTCATGCTAATCACCACCCATCATAATATCTGCCATCTCTCGGTTACCGCCAAACATTGCTAATAGTTTTTGGTAACGGTCTGAATTTCTATTAATATTTCTTTGTGCTTTTATGCATACAACATTTGTATCAACATACTCTTTAAACGTCTCTCTGCCCTCTACTGGTTGTGTTGCTTTTGGTGCGTTTGTTACTTTACCGAGTAATGAGATTTTACCTTTATCACATCTCACGAAACGTCTGTTTGCCGGTAGTTGGGTTACAACACCACGCTTTTCGTAGATAGTCAAGCATGTAAACATCACATATTGATTATGGATGTCCTTGTTTTTGTTGTAGATTTCTTTATGTGTGTCTGACATCTGTCCATAAATCGTCTCTAATAACATCTGTTCTTCTTTATTAATTGCGATTACAGGACATAACGGCATATATAACTTCATTGTTTCTGTAAAGTCATAAGGCTCAATGCTTGCAAAGACATTATCAAACAGTAGTGTAACCCTTGTTTCAAACACACCTTTTTTATATACTGCCGTCTCCCTGAAAGGAATAACTTTGAGTACTGGTCTATTTTGTTCTAATCCGATTCCTTTAATTTTCTTCATACAACACCTCTGTTCTTCTTAGTAATTATATAAAATAATCATGCAGAAGTCAAGTGTTTTCACACAACCTCTGCATGATATTGGTTGTCTGCACCAATGAAGATATTTAGACGGTAGCCTTTATATTGGATAATACCAGGCTTGAGTAGAAATTGACCCGCAACTGTCGTAGGGTTTAGGACTTCATTAATCACATCTTCAAGAGAACCTTCACTATCTTCACTTGATAGTGTTGCGATAGCATTTGGCACAATATGGTAAGTATCTCTATCACGTTCAGTTGTTACGTAGAATACCACTTGCTTATCACCAATCGTTACACTATGTAATTCTCGAATAGAGGCTTCTCTTTTTGTAAGGGGTGTTATCTCAAAACGTACTTGTCGTTGCATTTTGTTTCTGTTAAGTAGTTCGTTAAATTTTATCATTGGTGTACCTCTTGTGCTGGTTGTATCTCTCTTACCCAGTTTTTGTGTGCGTTATACCATGCAGCCGCTTCTTCTGGCGTCTTAATATCTTTCTGTAGTTTTGCTAAGCCTTTGTATAGTCTATTGATGTTAGGAACAGTACAAGACATATCGTTGTACTGGTATCTGAAACTTAAGTCTGTATTAGGTTGTGTTCCTAAAAACTTCACAATATACGCCTTAGGATTTGATAGGATATCTGTGAATTTTGTTGACATATTTGCCCACCCTGAACCAACACATAGACGATTGTATAAGTGTCCGTCAATACGCTCTCTATCAAAATAAACGTTAGTAAATAGGAATGGTAAACGATTGCCTGATGTACGAATATATAATTGGTTGTCCATGATTGCAAAGTATGCCGTATTGGTCCAGTATCGCACAAAACTGTCAGAACGTGCTAATCTCATAGAAATCAGTGTAGGGCGTAGTTTGAATACCAGAGTGTTTGTGCCTGCTCCATCCACATAACATAGACCTTCTATGATATCCCTCTCATCACGCATCATAGAAATACGAGTGTTAAGGTTAGCGGAGCCTGTATTTGGAACATTAATATGCAATTCATCATCTGGTGTAACTTTTTTAGTAAACATACCCTTTTTAACCGTTAGGTTTGTCTTATCTAACTTATTGTATTGTAACATAATTACTGCCAACCCCCAATTTTGATTTCTAATCGTTCTCCATCATCTACGTTTAGGTAGTAGTGTAGAGCACCTGCTGTATCTTTAACAATCTTAGTAAATACTGCTTGCTGATTGTTGATTGTTACGGTAGCGATACGATTTGCCCTGTCAGTATAAATTGTTCCAATGTCATCAGGACTGATTTGCATAAATTCTGCAAATACTTCTTTTTCTAACTGTGCCGGAATAGCACATATTTCCACATTCAACAACTGGTCTAAAAGATATCTGTATTGCTCACTATGCTCAATCAAATAATATGTGATTGGAGAAACAAGCGAGAAGTTAATTTCTTCATTGTTAAGGTAGTTTATATAGTCAGGTAACACGGCACCTTCCTGTTTAAGTCTTTGATACATCTGATAACATACAATATTTTTCATACAACCACCTCTATTTTTTACTCTACCATGGTAACATTAAAAAGACTGTCTGTCAACAGTCTTTAATACATTTTTTCAATTAATTCTTCATTGCCATTAAACATTGAATATAACATCTTGTAACGCTTAGACTCTTTGTCAATTACCTTTGCTGGTTGTACTGGTTCCTCATGTTGCACAGGTTCAGTAATCTCTACTGACGGTACTGTTTCTTGAGGTCTAAATAATGTATGCTTTAAATAAGCAATAAAGTTGCAAGAGTCATTATCTTCATCATAAATTTCAACCATCTTAGAGTCAACAGTGCTTCTCTGTCTATTGTTGAAAATAATGCTTGGGATAATCTGGTCCTCAGGCTCTGATGAACCATCAATCATAATGCATTCATTTTCTCTCAATGCTGGCCATCCTGCTGGTGCACCTGCAAGCATATAGTCAATAGAGAAGATTAGGTAAGGACTATCACTTGCATATTGACACTCCAATTCATCATGCATGCCTCTACCATTAAAAGTGGTCATAATGACCTCTTTGTTTACGACATCTTTACGTATAGAAAGGATAGGGTTATTATACATACCTTGTGTTGGGTGGGAAGTATATAACAACATAGGGCGAACTTCTGCAACATAAACAAAATTCTTTATCTGTTTAAAAGCAATAATACGACCTAACTTAGAAATCTTTGTACGAAAGTACATATTGAAACTTGCCATTGGTTGGCGTGTTTTCTTAAATACCTGTGTAATCATCAACTGCACCTCTTTTTCTTTACTCTACCATTTTAATACAAAAAAGACTGTTTGTCAACAGTCTATTCGTTAAAGTTTTACAACCTCAATCTCACCGTTTTGCTGACGGTACACATTAAAGAAAGCGCCAGAATGTTCGATAATGCCCATAGGCAATAAAGGAATTCTCTTGATTTCGTTGATAATATCATCTTCTGAACATTCCTGCTGTTCTTCTAATCGCTTTAGAACAACAATCTTATTATCATTTGTAAGCTGATAGAAAATAGTAACAGGAGCAACAGTACTATTATTAATTGGGTTCAAGACAACACATTTTGTTGGCAAGTCTTGACTTGGTGCCTCTGCGATTGTGATTGAGCCATCTGTCGTTACTCTAAACTGACTTGCTTGCTGGAGAGAAAAATCATCATATCTACTCATATTATCACCTCTTAGTCTGATGTTACACGAACACGGTATTCTTCTGGAACGGTTTTATTGTACTCTGTCTTCAAGTATCTTGGCAAAGCGTCTGCGTTTTGTGTATACCACTGGGCAGCCTCTTCTTTCGTTTTAATGTCTTTCTGTAATTCTTCCATCTTCTTGTAGGAGAAAATAATAAACTTTAGAAGGTTTGCCTTTTTGATGAGATAGTCGTCAGTATCATATGAACTACGCAATGAGAACGGTGCTCTCATCCATAGGTCTGTATTTGGTTGACCCTGTAAGATTGCGATGATGTATTCTTTTGCATGTGTAACTATACTTTGAAATGTTGTGTTTCTGTTTGCTAGTGTATGACCGATACACATACGTACTACATGAAACTTCATACCGTTAATATGAATTACATCTTCACCTTGGAATATATTTGTAAACAAGAATGGGATATTGTATCTATCATCTGTAACAAAGTGCCAATTGCCATCATCGTATAAAATCATACAACTCTTAGTCCAGAAGTTTGTTGTCTTGTGTTTATCTTCGATTGACACAATGCGTAACTGCTGAGGAGACAGTCTATATACAAATGCCTTCTTATGGAAATCACACACAACGAAACCTTCTGTCACAACAGGATTTACAATTCCGTCGAAAATTTCATCAAGACACTTGCTAGACTGTGTTTGGAACGTGATAGGTTTTGCGTTAATCTTTTTATTAAATAACCCGTCTTTATAGGTCATATTTGTCAAGTTTACATCAAATTCTTTCATAGTTCACCTCTATTTACTCTAATAGTCTATCATAGCAAAGATATATTGTCAACAAAAAAGAGAACTGTTTTTCAAGTTCTCTTTATTTAATCTAAGTATTCTCTTTTTAGTTTAATAACGAGTTTTGTTACCTTATAAATCGCAACTGGTACAAGCATAAACAACACTGTACCTGCAAATACTGTACTATTGATGTGGGACTGCTTCACAAGGACATCCCATGTGAATCCTAAAACTATCATGGCAACAAATAGAATCATCACTTTTAAGATACCTGTCATTGCAAAATTTCTACGAAATATTTTCTTACTCATGGCTTTAGTTTATCACATCAAAAATAGCGTGTCAACCGTTTTGTACTAATTTTTAGGGACATACTGGTTTACCATGAAGTCGCCTGCTCCGTTGATACATGTCTGCATCCAGATGGAGCCGTCACCAGCCAGTCTATGAGCAGGGATATACTCTTCTGTATGAGAACCGTACTCCGTGTGATTGTAAACATAAGTTCTACCACCAATACACACTTCGCCTGGTGTTGATGCAATCATCTGCCCTTCTGCTGTGTAGTTGTGGGCAGCATAGTATCCATTAGCCCATTCCCATAAACCACCTTTATCTACGTCTGCTTGTCCATTATATGCATAACCATAAGATGGTGTCCATGCACCTGATGCGTATGAAGGAGCATAACTAGAATAGGAGTAACTACCACTTGCGTAACCACCACGAGAGGATTGTCTTGCTAATCGTTCTGCCTCTTCTCTTTCACGTTGTAGTTTCTCTTCAATTTTTGCGTCTATCTCTTGTAGTTTTGTCTGATAGACTTCTTTCTGATAATCTTTTAATTGGTCGATTTCGCTTTGAATTACTGCGATATCTTCCTTAACCAGGCTTGCCTCAGCACTAGCCAGTCTTGCCTCGATTGTGAGTTTCAACTTGCTATTATCGCAAGCACTTTTTAGGACATCATTTGCTGAATAGTATGCCCCGATGGGTGCCTCATGGACACTTGTTGTTGTGGTATCTTCTTCTGCGTAAACTGAAAAAGAGCCTACGCTAAAAGTAAGCATAAATAGTATAGTTATTATCTTTTTAAACATTTGTGAACCAATTACCTTTCTTAACTATACTGTCTATATCAAAAAACACAGGTTTTTGCCTGTGTTTAATTGTAGTAAATTGTGAACGAATTATCTTGTCGTACTTCAAAGTAGCCAATATGTGTAAATCCGCACTCTAAGAATGTTTTGCGACTCTCGTTAAACGGTTCAACGTACAGGGCACGGTCTTCCTTACGATAGAAGATGTCGTATGCCATGCCTTGTAGCGATGTCTGCTTTAATTTGGCGAGTTTGTCTTGAATGATTAACTGAATATCTAGACTCATAATTTATCGCCAAATCTTATAAAGCAATGCTTTAATCTTACGTAGCAATCTGCCAGGAGAGACTGTGCCATCAAATGTGAAGTAGTCGTCTAAGAACTGTGCAAGTACAGAGTACTTAGCGTTGAGATGTGTATTCTCAAAAGGCTTTCTGCCAAGCATAGTCTTTACTGTTTCAACTTCTGTAACATCTTCTTCCACATCTTCTGGCCAGTTTCTATCCCAACTCTTAGGAAGTGTGTAATCGTTGTACTCATCGTAGTAACCATCTTCATAAGTGTCGAAAATGCTTCTGCCAGTTTCGTAGGGGCTTTTGTAGTGCTTCTGACCATAAGGACGAACTGCACCATGACCTGTGTAAGTCTGTGTACGTGTATTGCCCCAAGTAGGTGCTGTGTATACAGGTGTCTTGAATACTTGCTTTTCCCATGTAGCGATTAAATCTTCATCGAATGTAATATCAGATACCTTATCAATATCATAGTAATACTTCTTGTCGTCTGCCAATACATGTTCTGGTAATTCTACAAAACGCTTTACGATATCTTCTGAAACGTATTCAGAAGTTAAGCCACGTACTGTAATCCATGAGTGCATTTGTACTCGATTTGTATTTAAGTGTCCGAACACTAACTGTAATGCATCGACCTTAGAGTTCGATAAGTCTGTACCAGAGGCGAATGCCTGCATACTGTTATGTGAATGTGTCTCAACATACATACCAATGTACTTGTTTAACGCTTCATAAACACTGTCATTATCAACAGATGTTAGGGCAGAACTGTTACGCTGTTTAGGTGTATAACTAAACAACTCATCTGACCAGAAATGTACACCCTCAATGTCTTTTAAGTTCTTTTCTACACCGTCTACATTTAATGTACGCATGCCCTTGGCGTTGTAGAAGTTAATCTGTGCTTCTTTGCCAGTTGCTAATGTAGTATCACGGTACCACTTAATAACGTACTTAATTGCATCAGCAGGAATCTTCGGTAAATTATTTGCTGTAACTGTAATCTTTTCTTCAACGGCTGGTAAACCAAAGAACTGATAGTCGTTTACCTTACGTAGGGAATCACCAATCCATGAGGATTGAATTTCAAACGTACCGTTACCGGCTAGAATCGTAGTCTTGAACTGACCTTTTTCTGTAATTTCTTCGTTACTCTTATAGATATTCTGGAATCCCATATTTATTACCTCTTTCTTTTACTTTTTCAGTTTATCACTCTCTGTATACTTTGTCAACCCTAATTCTCTTGGTTTAACACTTTATTTTGGCAAGTCTTTAAATAATCAGAACTATTACGGTTAATTTCTGGCTGAATTTGATTATCGTAATTTTCTTTTGCTTGCTTCCAGTAGTGATTATAACTTCCTAGTAGTGTTTGTGCAACTGTATTCTCTTGGCGCACCAATTGTCTTTCTTCTTGAATTTCAAACTTTGTACCGAATGATAAGAACTTCTTGGTAATATCATTAAACAATTTCCAGTTTATTTGTTGCTTGTTAATTTTAGAAATATTGATAAAGTTAAATCTAACAATAGGGTTTTCGTCTGCATCAATTTCATGTAGTCTTGTATTAATTAGGTCTTCGATTTCTCTAATTGATAAATTTGTACAGTTCAGGACCACATCATACTGAGGTCGTTGATGAATATTATGAAGAATTGGTTTAATTTTGCCTTTATCAATTACCCATTCTGTCCAGCCTTTGTCACCTTGGCCATCACTGAAACCTCGTCTAAATAATGAGCCACCATAGAATACCTTATTTTTAATCACCCAACCTCTGTCGTGGATATGCCCTAGCAAGATACAATCCCAGTTCAGAGCAAGCACATCTTGAGGTATTACAATTTCCCTAGGCTCTGACTCTGTGTGCAGGACTGTGTTTGACTGGGGGTCATAGATAGAACCATGTGTGCAGAGAATATTAATCTTACCATCAACAGGCTTAATATGTTTCATCGTGTCTAATTGTTTGCTATAACCATGATGAGACACCATATGGAGCAGGATATTGTCTGCTACTTCAACAATTACATACGGTTCTGTGTATGAAAATAGACCAATCTCTGGAATATTAAGAACATCGTTACTTGGTATTTCTTTGACGATATCGCTACTATCATGGTTGCCTGCCAAACAATAGAAAGGAATATGATTATCCGACAGTTTCTTGATTGCGTTCATAGCCTCGTGTATCATTCTGACTGTAGGAGTAGGACTGTGAAAGAAATCTCCTGTACAGACAACACAATCCACTTTGTCTGCAATCATACTATCTATGACCTCGTTCAGAGCATCATAGCCGTCTTGTTCTCGTAAGTTGATTCCTTCTTCCGTTACAAGGCTGCCAGAGCGATACCCTAGATGTACGTCTGAAATATGACCGATTCTAAGCATTGTGTTTGTTCTTTCTAATTGTGTAAACAATATCTACATCTGACGTATAGTAGGTAGACACCCCATGTTTGTAGTCAACCTTAATAATCGCTAAGTTATTCTTTACTAATTGTTCTTCTAACTCAAAAATACAGTCAATTAATGTACAGAAATTTAAGATGTCTGTCTTTTTATTTTTGTTTGCTACGGACAGACTAAAAATATTTGTCTTTTTCATATCTATTTCTCCTTACTTGCATTCTATCATACTTCTTTGATTTTGTCAATAGGAACGGTTTTAAGAGTGATTTTCACTATTTCTGTGTAATGTATCAACCCGTTGGTTTTAGGTCTAAAATAGGTCTAAAAAGTCGCACGGACGAGGGTGTAAAACGGTTTTAAGGAGAGTTGTTCGCTCTCCTTATTTTGACATTAATGTGATTTTTATGAGTAATGAATGTAATAGGTCATTACTGCTAGGTAAAAATGCATTTCCCTCTTTAAACTTAAATTCATATTTATATAACATAGACATGATTTCTTTTTCATGTTTACACTTACTACGCTTAAAATCAATCAGTCTGTATGGACTATTATACCCTAGCAATTCACAAATCTCTTTTTCTGACATCTTACTTGCAGTTAATGCTCTATATGTAACAAAGTCTTGAAATTTGTTTTTCAACAACTTCATGATAACTAGAGGATGTGTATTAGTAATTACTCGTTGAAATTCTTGCTCTAATAAAGGCATATTACCAGACATAACAGCATTGATTAGTTGCCATGGTGGTACAGCACCCATTTTATTAGGCAAATAAGAATATAATTCATCTATTGTGAGTCTGTCTGTGTCTGCTACGCCTGATAGTGTGTTTTTAATAATGATTAAATCTTCTGCACTATCACCCACATAGTATTTTACAAACTCTTTATTCTCTTTTGAAAGATTGATTGTTTCTAATATTTCATCAATAGATATTTCACCATCATAGGTACCGTCATACTCGTCCATTAAGTCTTTTAGCCATTTGCCCGGTGCCTTATGGCATACGATAATTACACCGTTGCCGAACCAGTTGTCAAGCAACTTCTTTTTCTTCTTTAGCAAGTCTTTAAAGTTAGTTCTATCTTGGTCTCTCGTTAAGTCTAACTTAACAAAATGCGACATGAATAAAGAGGTCTGTGAGGCTAATCCGTCTTGCCATGTCGTGTATGTCAGCATCTGTTCTGGAGTATAACCCCATGATGTATAGATTTCCCTAACTTTATTCAAGATGTAAACATCACTATCATTGACAATAGCATAGAGTTTATTTGTCATTTTTATTCTCAATCTCCTTGCTATAGTGAATATCTTTAATCAAGAAGTCTTTTTCACCGTTTAGCACTCTTGCTAGGCTATCATATGAATGTCCTCTATTGTCACCCATAACAAAGTAACCGTCTAAGGTGATATCAACGTCTCCGGTTTTGTTCCACTGTGTGAACGTGGCACACAGAGTATCATTTACATAGAGTTTATTGCCGTTAATTTTAAGCCTATCTCCAGGCTTGCCAATAACACGCTTAATTAACCATTCTCCCTTTAATCCCCATGAAACTGGAGACTTGAAGATAGCAACATCATTATTCTTTATATTGCTTGTTTTTAAGAAGAATAGAACTTCTTTATCATGCAAGGTCTTTTCCATTGACTGGCCAGACACGACGGCAATCTTAAAAGGGGCAAGAGCAGTAAAAGCAACAACCACAACTGCTGTTGCTAATGTCTGTAGAGTGTAGACAACCCACTTTCTTAATCTTCTGCGTTTTTTACGCATTACAACTTCATCTCCTGGCGAATGTTGAAACCAATAGTCTTAAGAATATCTAAATCAACTCTCAATGATTGTGAAATCTTTGTTAATTCGTTGATGATTTCATTTACATATGCAAGTCTAAATTCAAGGTCCTCACATTCAATTTCAGCAATACGTCTTTTCTGGCCTTCTGTTTTTACAGTAGAGTCTACCATTAAGCGTCTAAATTTATGCTTATATTCTAAGTCAAGATTTGTACGTTCTCTCTCGTAGTTGTTAATCTGACGTGTAACCTCTTTTAGGTTTAATACGGTTCTAATCAAAGTGCTATTTAAGTTATCAATTTCATGGTGGTCCCAAAATGAACCCTCGCTATGAACTGTGTGTAATGAGTCAAAATCAGGATACTCCGGTAGTTTAATAATATCTTCCATTTGTTTATACCTCTCTACTTATATTATACAAGAAAAAAGACCAGGATGACCGGTCTTTTTATGCCTTGAAGATTGCTCTGAATGGTGCTAGACTCACGAAGTAGCCCGCAACTCTGACTACCCAACTTACGAACTGATTCCATGCCCAAAATACAACTGCGAACACATCATAGTTAAACATACTTAGAATAGCCCATAATACGCCTGCAACTAAAATTCCTGCTATGATGTTGCCGATTGAATCTTTAATAAATCTTACAAGTTTTCCCATATACTATCTCCTCTCTTTATGCCATCTCTATTAGATTGTTGGTTCTACGCTCTTTTAAACATAACTCGCTCAAAAACTCTTTGACCCTTAACGGATTTTTAATATTCTCCAAAACAACGATAGGAGAGTTCTTGTCGATGGTATAGAGTATTACGTTACCTGTATTACATAATCTCTGTATTAGATTTACAGTACACCTACAATCAACAACACGATAGAGCATTACCTCGTCATACGATGTATTCACAATACCTTTTTCTACATGAAGTTTGTTGTAGACCACTGTGTATTTTGTAAAACTAAGCGGCCACGCTAGTAAGTGTTTCTTGTCTTGCCACAAAATATCTTCTTCCATAGTTCTCTCCTATCAATACATTATTTTACTGACCTGGCATTACCCAATAGTTCGGCGTAAAATATTGAATGTTTGTAACAATAGTACCATCGTTTGCGTTGGCTGCGTGCACCATAGAACCATTACCTAACGAGATACCAACGTGATAAGCACCAGCACCTGTATCATAGAAATATAATGCTCCATACGGTGCGTTCCAGATATCATAATGTCTAGTTCCTGTATAGGACTGCTGTTCTGCTGTTCTTGCACCGATACCAGTTAAACACTGGACCATTCCTGAACAATCCCAACCACCAGTCGTTGTACCACCCCATACATAAGGTACTCTACCAACTGCACTTAATGCTTGCTGTACATAATCGCCTCCACTAATAATAGGCTGATAATTAACAGACTGTGCATTATTAGTACTTCTAGTTGGTGCAATATAAGGTTTCTTTTCTAACGTGTAGATTGTGTTACCATTTTCTGTTTTTTGGTCTACCACATTGTATTCTGCAATATCTGAATAACCATTTTCATCTTGAGCACCTTCAGCCTCTTCTAATAGGTTGCCATTTACATCGTAATAATAGGTCTTCTGCTCTACTACATTTACTTTCAATGTCTGTGAAGCAGTTTTACCATTAACATCAGTGTATCTGTACTCGATGTCATACTGTCCAACTTGGTTTTTGTCAAAGTTTCCCTTGTCAATACTTAATATTCCTAAACCACTATATGAACCATTAAATGAAATAACCGAATTTAAATCATAATCTGTTGTCTTAGTAATTGTGATTTCATTTTTCTTTAACTCAATCACTGGGTCTCCATCAGTTATTGATAATGAAATAGTCCTTGTTAAATCTGGTACCAAAGAAACATCTTCTTTGTCTGTATAATGGAAATTAATAGACGCCTTCTTGACTTGTGTATTTTTATCTGTCAAATCAATTTCGTTATCTAATGTTATCTCCGTTTTGTCGTAATCAATATTTGATTTTGTAGGGTTCTCTTTAATGTACTCATCTAAAATCATCTTCTTAATTTCTTTTTTAAGATTTTTAGGTGAATTAAATGGAAGAGACACCATCATCATTTTTTCTTCTTCAACATTTTTAATCGGTGCTAAATCTTCGGCTCGTGTCTGCATAATCGTTGAACCAGTTAGAACACCAATTAATAAGGCTGAATATAATAATGTACTTTTCCTCATTTCTCAACTTCCTTTCTCTATAATATTATACAACAAATTAGGCTGTATCAACCTACTTGCGTATGGTATTGCTCTTTCTATATCAGAAAAAGGCTCTACCGTTTTAGTAGAGCCTGCGAATTAGATGTTAGTTTTCCTCTTCGTCTTTCTTCTTCTTCTTGCCTGCTAGGTAAATAATATATCCGCCTGTTACTGCTAATACTGTACCACCCGCAATGCCTGCAAGAACTAATGGGTCAACCCCAGATTTCTTTTCGTCTTCTGTTGTTGCTGATACTTCTGGCTTGTCTTCACCAGTTTGCTTATCTTCTGACTTCTTAGCCTCTTCTGTCTTCTTATCTTCTGACTTCTTAGATTCTTCTGACTTCTTAGCCTCTTCTGCCTTCTTTTCAGCATCCTTAGTTGACTGCTCTAATGCCAACTGCTTGTTTTGAGCCTCAATACGAGCAAGGTTCGCAAGGATTGCCTTAAAGCCTTCTGACGCCTTGTTTAGTAATGCGATGTTGTTGGCGATTACCTTACTATCGCTTTCTAGTGTAGCCTTGGATGTGGCAAGTTCGTTCAACTTGTTAATCTGTGCTTCAAGATTGCTCATAAGTGTATTGTATTCAGCCTCGTGTAATCCAAGGTCGTTTACTGTTGGGTAATCGTCTGAATGGCGTGCTTCATATTCAGACTTGAACTTCGCTAACTTGTCTGCCTCTGCCTGTGCAGTAGTAGATAGATTTGCAAGTGTTGCGTTGGCTGCTGTGATTTCATCACCCTTAGTTGCAATGTCTGCATCATACATTGTTGGGTTTAATGTAGGTAATTCAGCGTTAATTTCATCAACACGCTTGTTAATATTCTTTTGTGTTTCTAGTAATGTCTTAGCCTGTTCCACTAATGCTTTTTGTGCTTCTACAAGAGCATTTTGGTCAGCGACTAACTGTTCCTTAGAAGTCTTGTCAGCCTCTACAGGAGCAATAGCATTGTCTTTATTTGTGATTTCAGACTGCTTATTTGAAATCTCTGTGTTCTTGGCAACAATCTGGTTCTGGACATCTGCTAACTTAGTAGCGTTTTCTGCTAGAGCAGAGATTACCTTGTTAAGGTCTGCCTGTTTAGCATCCTTATCGCTTACTAATGCGTTCTTTTCTGCTACAAGAGCATTGAACTTAGCATTTAACTTGTTGAACTCGTCTAATGCATGTTTCGCATTGTCTAAGGCACCTGTCTTTGTTTCGATGTTTGCCTTTAATGCGTTGATTTCATCAGCAAGGCGTTGAGCCTCTTCTGTTGCATGAGCAGCCAATTCTTCAAGTTCTGCTAACTTCTGTTCTGCCTGTGCTTTCTTTTGAGATACTTCTGTCTTCTTGTCTGTTGCTGTCTGAATTGCTTGTGTGGCGTTGTCAACCTTAGCCTGTTCAGCGTTAATGTTCTTAACAGCCTCTTCAATAGCCTTGTTGATTTCTGCTAACTTAGTATCAGCCTCGGCTTTTTCAGCCTTCTTAGCCTCAACTAATGCCTTAGCGTTGTTTAATTCATCTTGTAACTGTTGAGGAGCAACTTTATTTACCCAGTTACTAGCAAGTTCACGGAAACGTTCTTCTGTGAAGAAACCATTTTCTTCTGTCATGTATGCACGAATTTCAGCATCTGTCTTGCCTTGTCCTGCACGCCATAATGGGTAGATATGGTTTACGTCACCTGCTGATGATGAATAGTCTGCTGAATTTGCAACATCTAAACCAACACCAGAGTAGAATGTAGGTGTGTTTTCACGACCGACACCAGCACGTTGGTTTACACCTGTCTTGACGTACATGTAAGGTGCAACTGCGTATAACTTACCGTACTGGTCAGAGAACCACTTGTAATGTCCACCGTTTGAGGCAACTTCTTCATCCCACCAACCAGTCATAGATTCCTTTTCATAAGTTGAGTCATTACCAATCCATTGTTCTCTACCTGTCATTGTGTATAGGTTATCTGGTCCGTTGGCGTATGTGTGGTACCAGTAGTTGTTTGCACCGATGGCAACTGCAACGGCCTGTGTAAGCATACTGCGAACGTCAACCTTAACTGGCTCTAAGCCGGCTGCCTTACGGCGATTGTTAAGTTCTGTAACTGTATTTGCCATACGCATCAAGTTGTCCTTAGCGGTAGTAAATGCTGTTTCATCACCGTTCAACCATTCACGAACTGTCTTAACTTGGTTGTAGTTCTTGTCTTTCTGAACAACCATCTTAATAGGTGTTTCCATTACAAAGTTGAAGTACTCTTCCCAGTTCTTAGGCTGTTCTACACCATTGTTTGCGGCTGCTTGTACCTTAATATTTGGTACTGCCCCACCATTTGTCTTTAAGAAGTTCAAGAATGAAGAGTTGTCAGTTGCCTGTGCAATCTTGTCCTCTACTTCTTTTTGCTTTGCTTCAAGTATTGCTAATTCCTGTGTCTTTGTGTCAATAGAACTCTGAACACTTGCCTTCTCTGCTTCTTTTGCACTCTTAGCCTGCTCAGCCTGTGCTTTTGCCTGTTCGGCAGTTGTCTTGGCTTGTGCCTGCTCGCTAATTGTGTTGTCTAATGCAGAGATTTCACCTGTTAAACCGGCAACTTCATCTTTCTTTTCTTGAATTTGTGTTTTCAATTCAGGAGATGTTACCTCTGCTAGACGGTCTTTCTTAGCCTGCAAGTCTTGGTTAAGAGTGGCAACTTCGTTTGTTAAGTCTGTTACGCTCTTTTCAAGATTTTGCTTTTGAATTGTTAAACCTGCTTCATCAACACCCAAGGCGTCAATTTCTGCCTGCTTGCTTGTGATACTTTGTGTTACTTCGGCAATCTTTGTTTCAAGCGTGCCCTTTTCCTCAGTCTTTGACTGTTCGGTTGCTTGTGCTTCTGCCTTAGTTGCCTCAAGAGTCTTTAATTCCTCTTGCTTTGCTGTTAATTCTGCTGTTAATGCTTCTTTGTCAGCCTTTAACTTGTCTAACTGCTTAGTAACTTCATCTAATGCATTCTGACGAGTCTTCAACTCTGTTGTCTTGTCATTTAGTTCAGTTGTCTTGGCAATTAGGTCAGCCTCTAAAGGTGCAATATCAGCAACCTTAGGTGTTAGTTCAGTTTGTTCTTTCTTCAAGTTTTCAATCTTTTCTTCTAACGCCTTCTTGTCAGCCTCTAACTTATCTTTTTCAGATGTTAGTTTGTCAACTGTTGCCTGAGCCTCTGCCTGTGCGTTGGCTGCCTGTGTTGAGGCCTCTGTTAATTCTGCCTCTGTCTTGGCTAATGTTGCCTTATCAGCCTCGATTTCTGCTTTCTTAGCCTCAATCTGATGCTCAATTTCAGCACGTTCGTTTGTGTACTGGGAAATTTGACTGTTTACAGTTGCCAACTGTGAATTAACATTCTGTAAATTCTGCTCTTCTTGAGGTGTTCGATTATCTACTTCTGGCTGGGACATGTGTCCTACTTCATCTGGTGTCAATTCTTCGGCAGCCATAACTGATGTTACTTGTGCGCCTACTGATACTAATGAAGCCGTAGCAATTAAGCCTTTTGCTAAAATATGTTTCTTGTCCATTAAATAAATTAACCTTTCTTTCTGTTTTATACCACCCTTTTAGGGCCCGTATATATACTATATCAGATTTTCTTTAATCTTGTCAATGATTTTCTTACATAACATTCTAAAACTTCTTGTGTTTAGATTATGCTTTTTGACAAAATCTTCCTTATCGTAACCGAAGATGTTGTATTTTGAGAACAACGCCTCTTTTTCAAAATCTGTTAATACTGATGTCACTTCTTCGATTTTCTTTTGTGTGAACTCACTTTCAGGTGTCATCAAGTCCTCTTCTGACAGAATGTCTTGAAGTTCTGATATTTCACCTTTACAACTTCCTCTTGATTCAACTTGTTTATTGAGAGAAAGTGGGTTTAAACTAATATTTACAACACTCTCTATCGTACTAATAGGTACATTGATTTGCTCCGATAAATCATAAATTGAACCCTCGGGATTCTCTGCGTAATACTTATTGATTGCTGATAACGTTCTAGGTATATGCTGTGATTTCACACCAAACACCATTACAGAGTAGTTGTCTTGCAATTCTCGTGTAATGAACCATCTTGCTCCTGTTGACACAACGAAACCCTTACTTGGGTCATAAGTATTTTTGACATACTTAATTAAGGCATACATGGCGTCTAAACAAGCCATATTTAATGTATATACATGTCGTTTATCTTGCTTGTTTGACAAGAACTGTGTAGCCCACTTATAGGCAAGTTCGATATTAGTTGCAATTAACTCTTCAACTGCATCCTCATACTTACTAAAAGAGATACTCGTATCTCCACTGCGATATTTAGTAATAATCGTACCGTAGGCAATATCGTGCTCTAAACGCTCCTGCCCTAGTAAACGTTCTTCTGAAACAGGCACTAAAAGACCATTGTATAGACCAGAATACCTCTTAACACTAGTCTGTCTATCACAAACCATCAATTTATTATCCATTGTATTGTCAAATCTCCTTTTTGTATAATACTTATCTTATCATACTTTTGGTGACTTGTCAATAGTTAAAATTAAAATAATCATAATAATTGCTAAAATTCCTAATAAAGACAAGCATGAGATGGTGATTAGGTCCCTACTTCTCATAATAGCAATAGCGATTTCTGACACTCCCTGTGTTGGGATTACATAGTTTATTTCCCTTGACAACTTTTCAAGATTATCAACATCATAAATACTTAGGAACGACTCCTGTACTACCAATACACCAATTAAGACAATGCCAAAAAGTGTAATCAGGATAAATGGTAATTTACGTTTCACTAAATACTCACAATCTCTGGAACAGACATTTCTGTTTCGATGTAGATACACTCATACTCTTCATCGTCTGTTTCATACTCTGCAAAGTCTTGAGAGCAGAAGCCTTCGCCTAAACCATCACTATTCTGTCCTTCTAATTCCTGTTTTAGGATTTCTAGTTCTTGTTCTGTTAATTCTCGCTTAGCGATAATGAATACTGTACCTCTATCTGACTGTGTTAATACATAATGCATAGAGATGATGTCCTTTCTAAGTTCGTCAGCATCTATATAATCAGCCATATCATCTTCAACTAAATAATTAAAAGCCTCTTCAAAGTCCTCTTCTTTAATTGGTGCAGACAACTTAAAGTTCGTCTTGTATAAATAGCATTCTATCATAAAATACCTCTTTCTATTTTACTTATTATATCATGTTTGTACTTGTTTGTACAGTAGGTGTGGGAGAACGGTTTTAAGCGTGTTTTTACTTAAATGTGATAAGTTATTCAACCCGTTGGTTTTAGGTCTAAAACAGGTCTAAAAAGTCGCACGGACGAGGGTATAAAACGGTTTTAAGCAAATAAAAAAGAGTAGATTTTTTCTACTCTCTTACTTATTCTGCAATGCTTGTGCTAGTGCTAACTTAAACTCATTAGAAATCTCTAAATACTTAATTGCCTCAAAATTATTTTGAAGTAATGTGTCTAAATCCTCATAACAGCGACTAGCAATCGTTGCTTGAATAATCGCTCTGCTTATCTCTGTTTGACGTTTACGGTCTCCATCTGATTTCTTTTGCTTTGTAAAAATAGAAGAGCCCTGTTTTTCTGTACTATTATCCCAGTTGATATCATTCGCCTTTTTGAGTGTGTTAAACTCAATGGCTTGTTCTAAGAGTGTAAAGTATTTATTCTTATCATCATATCCCATACGCTCTCTAATCATGTTTTCGTCTACCTCTGCAATATCAACACCTAGTTCAACTGCTAGTTCTTTAGCGTACTTACTATGTTCACGTTGGAATACGGCTAACTCTTCGCCTAAAACATCTGTACTTAACTCGTAAGGTCGATACTGTAAGAAATTGGTCAAATAAGCACTAAACGGTACTGGCTCTTTTTCATCAAAACGATTTAGCGCCACCATAATCCACTCACGAATCTGGCTCTCGATATCATCATGGTTATGGATATAAGTTCTAATTGTGTCCATATGTGGTTTCAAGCATTGCTTACTGAAATTACTATAGAACATCAGGAACCCACCTAGGAAATCTTCATCAAAATCAGACAAACTACGCCATTTGCGTTGAGTAGCGTTTCTAATCGTTAAACTATCAAATTCTAATTGCGTTAGTTGAGTCGCTAAAATCTGCATAATATATGATAGTGATGTCGTATGGATTTTGAGCAATTTACGTATTTCGTGATATGTACACCACGCATAGCCTCTTAATATCTTTTTAATCTTAAATAAGACATCTGTACCGTCTGCGTACACCATCAGAATGTTTGAATAATGACGAGGAACCTCTAAAAAGGCGTCTACCTCAGTTTTACCACCCCATACTCTTGGGCTAAAGTCATTCGGTACTATCGCTTTCTCAATATCTAACGAGTTTTCGTTGTACCATCTAAAAACCTCTGCTGTATCAACTCTATAAGAGTTTTGCTCCATAATAAGGGGAGTAGACGTGTTGGTAATATGCGTTAAGAGTTCTTGCTCTGTTACAACGGCAAGTCTTGCCCATTTATGAATCGTGTACCACTGACCAGAGTGGATAACAGCCTCAATTCTAAAATCTTTATCATAAGACATAAAGTCTTTTTTAATCTTTTGTGTGTTACAAATCTCTGGCATCTAGTTCCTCCTTAAACAGAAGTCTAGGATATAAATAATCATAGTCTGTTAGAATAGTGTCAATTACATTTAATAGTGTTTCAATATTGTTCCCTGACATGATGTTGATTGTTACTTCATCACCACGTTGAACCATATTATCGTAATCACTCATAACAATAAAACCGTTAAACTTATCTAATATTTCTTGATATGTGTCAAACGTATCAAAATCAATCGCTATTGTGATTGTTCTAATTTCCATCTTCTTATACCTCTCTACTTATATTATACAAGAAAAAAGAGCATGTTTAACACACCCTCTTAATTCTCTAAGATATATGAACCATCACTATTGCGACCAATTACGGCGCATCCGTTTTCTTTTGCAAGTTTGGCTCTGACTTTTAGTTCCTTATTCACCAACTCATCAACCAATGTCATCTCGTCCAATTTTAACTGTATATCAAAAGAGATGTTCTCTCCACTCTGAATTTTCTTGGAAATATCTGTACTCTTACGCTCGTTTACGCTCTTTAAGACAATTAAATCGGCTGTCTTTAAGTACCCGATTTGGTCTGAACTGATAAAGGCATTTGTCCAGTTTTCGGAATCCATATTGTTACCGAAGTCTGCTAAGACAAAATCTTCATAAAAGCCACTTTGTTCTAAAAAGTTTACTCTATCACTAAACTCTTCGCATTTTTCTTTACTATTAAAATGTGCCTCTATCGGCATAAGCGGACATCTTCCTGGCTGAGCATGACATTCACCGATACTGCCATCTCTACATCTATGATATTGACTCATTCTTCCATTTCCTTTCTCTTTTTATGCTTAAATACCCTAATCCTTGTGTTTTCGTCAAGGCTGTAGTCTTCAACTATATAGTTTAATGCCTGTACCAAGTCTAATGCTGACGGGTCTTTATCTTCTATGTATTTAAAGATAGCAACCACATCACCCTGATGATTTAACAACTCTGCACTTGGCGATACAGACAACGGTGCTGTCATCTTGTAGTAGTTCTGCATATTAACCAGCATTTCTTGGTTCGCCATAAAGAGTGGGTCTCGCTCTTTTTCTTTTACCAAACCTTCTCTGTAGAAATCTCTGCCACCTTCATTACGCCTACGCCAGTCGTGTGTCTGCTGAAAAGCATCTATCAAGACATCTGTGAGTTTTGCCTTAACATGCTTTTCCATATCATTTGTGACTAATACTGCGAAACTATCAGGAGTACAGTTGTCTATATCACTAATCCATGATTTATCTTTTAGCCTATCTAAATTACAAGTGTAATCATTGTCTGGCGACAAGATTTCTTCATCTTGCAATAAAGGATATTTCATTTTGTCAGACTGCCATTTATCATAATATATCATTGCCATGTTCACGTCTTGGAAATGTTTGTGATATTTACACTCTCTGATGGATGCAGTACATAACTTTGGACCATCAGGAGTTATGTGGTATTTCTTTGACGCTTCTTCTTGACGCTTCTTTTCTTTATTTTCTTTTATTAACGTAGGCACAGGTGTTGTTAAAAACTTCCATAAACCCATACTTCTAGCCTCCTAACTACCGAAACAGTTATAAACACCTACTGAACCGCTGATGTTCGTTTCAGTAATTTTACCTTCTCTGTTTACTCTAACAACTATATCATTAAATGTTAGATTTTCTGTTTCTTGGAGAACTCCGTCTACATAGTCTGTACTGTATTTTGTATGTTCAATGACAACCTTATAGTGTAATACAACATCGCCATTCGGCAATATCTGACTATGTTTTAATTTAATGCCCGTTGCGTTAGATAAGTGTAAGACGTTGTCTGCAAATACTTTCTTCCCCGTGAAGTATCTATCTGTGCTGTAAGCAAAGTCTAGGTAAGGTGCACTTAAATCACTTGCTGTTATTCTGACTAAACTATGTATGCTGTCCTTGTTCTTAATCTCATCTTCTGTGCCTTGGTAATTACCTCTTAGATTGCAACTCTTTTGAATAAACTCTGTTGCTACCTCATCAGCAATTCTGACTTGCTTGTTCTGAATATTAAAGAAGTGGTCTGATATGTATAGGCCTGCTATTGTAGCGATTACTAAGACAACAACAAGTAAGATACCTTTAAGTTTACTTGGCATATTTTTCCAACTCCAATTCTCTGACCTTCTCATGGGACCATGTTGCTGAATATTGACCTAATGCCGTATCAAAGTTCTTATCTATCTCAAACACTACCTGTCCGTTTAAAATTCTATAAAACAGCCGAACGTTTACAATATGTTTTTCTTCTGCTTTAGTTCTGTACAAGAAATCATCTGGTATCACGATGTCACCACGTTCTGGTGATGCTGATGTCTGCCAACCGATTTCCTCTACCGTTAAATCAAAGTCTATATACTCATCTGTAATCTTGTCGATGTCTAGTTGTTTCATAAACCATGTTGAGTAAAAATACGGGAAAGGGTAAATTCCGTTGGGTACCTTATCAATGCTTGTGTATCTATTGACTTTATATGTCTTACTGTCTAAGATACTGATAATCTCTTTCTGCTTATTGATGTAGTTATTGCCTCTTGCCTCTGTGGTATTGACCTTTTCTGCCATATTAAAGTTGGTTGTAGTTGCCATAAAGTCACGGAATGACTCTTCTACACTCATATTACCATTATTGATATGTGTTGCTTGAATATTTTTGAAAACAAATAAGCCCAATAGCAAAAGGGGTATAGCAATAGCAACCCCTAATACTATTTTAACTTGTTTTCTTAATTTTCTCTTACGCATAGAACTTTGGTGCAGATTCTTCGTCAAGTTCTTCCTCATCTTCTTCTGCTTCTTCTGTATCAATAATAGTGTTTACAGAGTGAATATATGTAATATGCACAAGGTCAAATACCATTTGTAGACTGGCGTCACTAAAGGCGATACCCATACTCTCACACAAGTCCTCGTGGTCCATCATATAGTAGTCCATAAACGCTGTGAACGCTCCCCAAACAAATCGTGTAGGTACTGTATCTGCGTTTAATTCAAATAACACATTGCATTTAGCAGTTGGTACTACTGGTTGAATGTGTTCCTTAAAGAATGTGATACCGTCTAGGATAGATTCACCCATTGTATCTTCTGTAAAACTAATTTTAATTACATCTTCCATATTTGGTCTCCTTTGAATACTTATAGTATATCAATAATCTGTTAAATCTTATACTTACTTATATTATACAACAAAAACCGCTCTTATACAACAAGAACGGTTTATTTTACATATCCTATTTTTAGTGTGAAACCTGCGGCCTTAAAATCCGTAAACGTATATTTACCTTGCCACTCCTCTGGTCTAAGAATACGCCAGTTCCATGTTCTAGGTGAATTATTCTCTGCTCCAGACCAACCAGCAACATTCTGCTCCCAAATCAGCATAGTTCCGTCTTCAAAGACATGCGATACAACGCCTGTGTGGCCCGCAAGCCCCGGCCCGTATTCAACACTAAAAATATTTCCCGCCGAAGGAGTAGAAACTTTAGGCACTCCTTTTTGTTGCCAGAATGATGTTACTTGTCCACCATTACCCATGACGTTTTCTGCTGGTTGACCGTCTTTGGACCACATACGGTATATTAAGTTCGCCGTTCCGTCCGTACAGTTTGCGTAGTCGTAACAACGTAATACCCATGACGCCTCATCTGACCATAACAGACCTACTTTCGTCGGGTCGATTGCGTAGGGAGCAATGCTATCAGGTAAACCTATCTGGCGTCTAGCGACATGAGGTTCAAATCTTGTATCTGTCCAGATTGCTCCGTCTGCTGGATTATATGTTCCTGTACCATCTACTTTAACAGTACCGTCATTATAACTTGCATTACCGAAACCAGATGTGTCAGATGCTTTACCACCGTTTACTCTTGACTTGCCTAAGCCAGAGCCTAACATCTTGCCAACAGAACGGTTTTCTTCTATATACTTTGTCAATTCTGCTATATCATAATCTGTTTCAGAACGGACCGCTGTCTTGGCACCAGAGATATCTGTACTATCTAATGTAAACAGTGTTGCACCTTCTGTATGACCTAAGGCGTTTACAACATCCATCATTGCCTTTAATTGAATAGAACTATCATACCACTGTTTATTTGCTTTATATGCTCGTAAAACAAGTGCAGTAGCATCTTTCCACTGGTCTGTATCTGTTGCTTGGTAGCCACCGATAGATAATCCTGCCATCTCACCGTTTCTTAGTTTTGTAACTAAACATGATGTATTGCAGTCATCAGGTACAGTGATATTTGAATAATGGTTGTCTCCGTATGCTTTGGCTAAGTATGCAGAAGCACTTGGGTTTACTCCGTTATTGGCAAAATACAATCCGATGGCATGCTCTCTCTCTTCTCCCTTAATGAAATCTACATTAGGAGCCTCTGTTGATAACTTATCATTTGTCATTGTATTAGGGCCATATACCTGTAGGGCTGAACTAACTACCAACAACACAATCAACAAGCCTTCTCCGATTAATCCTACTGGTGATATTAAGAAAGTAATAATCGACATCAATACATGCGTGATGGTATGTACTGTCTGTTGTATCTTCTTGGCGATATTATTTACTCTATTTACAACATTGCTAATAAACTCATCTTGCATAAGTTCATCTGTAATTTGATTTACCTGCTTTTGGATGTCGGTATTAGGCTGTTCCGGCTGTTGCACTTCTTCTTGTTGATGTTCTTCTTCTTTTTGCTGAGGCTCTTCTGTTTTAGGTGTCTGTTCTTCTTGGTTGATAGGTTCTTGCTCTTGTTTGTCTGTTAGAACCTTATCTCTTTCACTCATCTACATCACCCCTTTGCTCTTTGACTTTTTACTCTATTGTATTCTTCTTGAAAACGCTCTTCACTCCAGAAACCACCCGTTTCATCGTGGTACATATCTTCTAAACGTGACAACTCATCATAGATGGCCTGTTCTTCTTCCACTTCTTGCATTTTCTTTTGGTAAGCCTCTTCTGCTCTGTCATAATCTGCTTGAATGAGTCTAAAAGCCTCTTTATACTCTTGCAACTCACGTTTAGAGTAGTCCACATCACTAAATAATTCCTCTAAACGCTTACGCTGAATTTGGTACTCAAAATCTTCTTCATCCTTACCGGCGAAGATGTCATTTTTACGTTCTTCTCTGATTTTAGGCAATAATTCATAATCAGCAATAAACTTGGCGTAGTCATTTATCTTTTGTTCATCTGTCCACTCTTCTAGGCTTTGACCGTTCAATTCTCTCTTATGGCTAACCTCGTCAGCACAAATAACGTAAAAACCATCGTCTACTGCTTGTGAGTGCTTTAAGACTGCTCTACCAGCCTGTGCGTAAATATCGTCTTGGTAAGCAAGCCAGTAACCACTCGCAACCTCTGCATTAGATAGATGTGTTGTATCTGTTATATGATATTTTGATAGTTCTGCTAAAAGTTCACCCGCATCAATCTGGTCATCTTCATCTTGCATAGTAACAATAATATGTTTAAGACCTTCTTGAATTTCAGACTCTACCTTATATTTTAATTTGTTCTTAATGCGGTTATATTTCAGTACCACATTATCATTAAATCTGTTACACTCTTCTTGGGAGTGTAGATGTGGTGCACCTTCTTTTCCGTAAGGGCAGTTGCCAGGCTGTGCTGTGCATTTCTTCCATTCGCCATTTACTAAATGTTGCATTTTATTGTCTCTCCTTCTTGATTTTATTATTCTTTTATGTTATACTATCTATATCAGAAAAGGTGACATTCATGAAAAAGTTGATAGATTATGATAAGTACATCACGATGGTAAAGGGCTTTAAGTTAGACACATTGATTAACGAATTTAGACCTGACATTGCGAACTTCATTGTCCATACGATGAAGATGGATAAATTAGACTCATACTTTGAGTTAGAGGTTTTAAAAGAGTTAAATAACAGTATACAGGCAGCATTTTCTATATACCACGATGGTGACGGTAATGTGTTAAAGAGTGGTAAGAAATTAACTGTCAATAAGCAGTTCATGATTGACTGTGGTTTACTAGGCAAGCGTGATACAATATTAGGTGTCATTAAACATGAACTGGTCCATTTCTACGTTGTTACAAAATTCGGTTATGAGGCAGCCAGAGACGGTGCGTTTATCTTTGAGCAGAAATTAAAAGAGCTCGGAGCACCATCTTCCTCTGCAACACCAGAGCATTTACGTTATACAGGTGTTACGGTTTCTCCTATGGTTTATACTATTTACAAATCAACAGATGGTGAGATTGTCCAGTTGCCATTGGTTCACACGAAAACACTATATAATGTGGTAATTGATGGTGCACATTACAAGCACTTAGAGGCAAAGAAAATTTTAATTACAGATGAACAATAAAAAAGAGAGTACCTGTTATGGGGTACTCTTTCTTTAGGCATTATACGCTAGAATGATAGTCTTAATCTCTTCAACTAATTCAGTAGGCATATCTTTAATGCTTGCTTTTCCAGACTCTGTATTGATTGTTAATGACATTTGTACATCTGCTACATTGTTATTCACTAAAATCTCTTCTGCCTCGTTTAGAGAGTCGGCTAACTTCATTGTTGCTTGTAACTGTTTTAGTTGAGCCTCTAACTCTTCTTGCTGTCTTAGTAAAATGTCCTTATTCTTCATGTTTTAATAATCTCCTTTTATTTTTAACTTGTGTACTATTTATATCAAAAAAGTCGGCTTTCACACCGACTTGCCATAGTATGTTGCGTTACTCTTAAGAAATCTCTCAATATACTTTAGACAGAAATCAGAAACCAAGAAATTGAAGTGAAAGTGTGCTAAATCCCTGTCCTCTAGGTTAAACAACTCTTCTGATACCATGTGCTTAATTGTATCATTCTTCACAATGCTTGTGAACACGATAGAGTCTTTTACGATTAACGATAACATATCTTTACCGTCAATGTGGTCTACACGAACTGTACCTGTGCTGTCTATCTTGATTTCTACTGTATCATCGTTTAAGTTCGGAAGAATATTGTGGATAGACAATAGTAACTGGTTATACTCTCTACTCTTATTCAAATAGTTTAAAATCTTTGCTCGATTATTTTCAAAATTTAACAGATTCATTTTAGTACCTCTTTAATACCAGAATAACTTTGACTTGTTGTATCTAGCAGTCATATAGAAACCTGCTCCAATAAGAATAACTGATAGCAACATGATACCTAAGTCGTAAGATGTGCTGATACCTAGGGCGATACCGATTACAAGTACAGTAACGATAAGTGTTTTAACGAAGTTGCATACCCATTTCTTAAAGTGTTTTGTGTTTGTCATAGTTATTACCTCTTTCAATTTACATATCTATTTTAGCATAAAAGGGATGGCTATGCAACCATCTCCCCAACTAATTTATTCAGTTCATCAACAAACTCTTTTGCTTCGTTGTAATACTCCATCAATTTGTGCTTGTCTTTGTAGTCTGTGTTTACGCTAGAAATCACAAATCCGAATAGGTCCTCATTTAAATCAACTGGGCCACAACCGAATAACTCACCATCTGATGTCTTAGAGTAGTCATATAAAGTCTTGATTGTTACTGGTGCTGACCACTCATGGTTGATACGATATTCTTGGTATGTTGTTTGTTCAGCGTTGCTCATAGTGATGTTGATAACCTTTACGATGAATGTTCCGTTTTTACTCTGTTTTCCTGTTAATAGCATGTTATACCTCTTTCTTTATTTGACATATTCTGAATACTGCACGCCGTCTAGCCAGTACACACCGTCATCTTCGTTGTAGACATACTCTTTTCCGTCTACCTCGATAACATTGCCTTTGTAAACTGGCTTAATGATGTTATACTCAATCTCTACTACCTTGTTATTCTTTACTTCATATGAAATACCGTCTTGCATGATTACACCATTACATACCAACTTCGTGTAGTTTACTAGACCTAACTTCTTCTTGGCTCTGAAATTAAAGTTAGATAATGCCTTCTTTACAGAGATAGCGTTTGTGGACTCTCTATAAATATGGCATACTTGTCGGTTATATACGTCTGTAATCTTTAGGTCTGCTATGTATTTCATGATTATATTGTAGCACGATTATTTTTATTATGCAAGTGTGGGAGAACGGTTTTAAGCGTGGTTTTCGTTAAATCTGTATAATGTATCAGCCCGCTGGTTTTAGGTCTAAAATAGGTCTAAAAAGTCGCACGGACGAGGGTATAAAACGGTTTTAAAGATTTAAAAAGAGTCTAGTTTTTCTTAGACTCTTCTAATTCTTTTAACTTCTCCTCTGCTAAATATCTTACCATCTCGTCCTTATCGTGAGTTAAGATGTCAAGATAAGAACCTTGACTAGCAACTTCACCTCTTACATACCTATCTGGGTCATTTACCAAAACATCATGCCCATAACCCTGTTTGACGACTTCTTGACGAACTCCCGGCGCTTCGTCATTAATAAGTTTCTCTAGGCCATATTTATGACTCGCTACTTCTTGGCGTACTGCCCAGTGCCTGTCATTTATCAATTTGTCAAGATGGTGCCCGTGTTTAGCAATCTCTGCTCGTACAAGGTCACTTTCATCATCTACCAATATGTCGTCATACTTGTCGGTGTTTAATACAATTCCAAAACGAACACGGTCATTTTCATCATGCACTAAGTTGTCATGGCCATAGCCTTGTCTAGCGACCTCTGCTCGTACTTCGCTATCTTCATCATGAACTAACTTGTCTAAGCCATATCCTCGTCTTGCACACTCTAACCTGTCAAACCAAAAATCACTATTAA